CTCATGCTGGGACAATTTTAGCCCGGTTTGAATTCAACCAACCCCAGTCGGAGAAATCAAAATGCCTCGCGGAGGTTCCCGGCCTGGCGCCGGTCGGCCACGGAAGGGTGTGCGCGTTGAAACGGCGAAGGCCATCCGGCGCGCGGCCAGGATGTCCGGCATGACGCCGCTCGACTACATGTTGCGCGTTATGAACAACCCTGAGGCGGATCAGATGCGCCGCGACAGGATGGCGGTAACGGCGGCACCATACGTTCACGGCAAGGCGGCCGATGTGGCGCTTGGAAAGAAGGAAGTCCGCGCCGCGGAAGCTGAAGTTGCGGCGACTGACAAGTTCGCGCCGCAGGCGCCTCCGAAGCTGGTGGTTAACAACGACTGATGGCGGAGTGGTCGACGTCCTGCCCGGACTGGCAGGACAGGATACTAAGCCGTCGATCGCTGATCAGATTCGCGCCGCTCGTGCAGAGCGAGGCAGACGCAGCTCTGTCCATCCTGCTGCACGAACTCCAGCTGGTAGACGTCGCTGGGGCGCCGACCGTTGGGCAGGCGAGCCGGCCTTGGTTGGTCGAGTTCGCGGCGTCTATATTCGGGGCCTACAACCCCGAGACGGGGCGGCGGCTGATCAGCGAGTTCTTCCTCCTGATCAGTAAAAAGAACAGCAAGTCGACGATCGCAGCGGCGATCATGCTGACGGCCTTGGTGCGCAACTGGCGGCGCTCGGCCGAATACCTGATCCTCGCCCCGACTGTGGAGATCGCCGACAACTCATTCAAGCCGGCGGCGGACATGATCCGCGCATCGAAGCGCCTGGCGGCGATGTTGCACATCCAGGATCACTACCGAACGATCACGCACAAGACGATGGGCGCGACGCTTAAGGTCGTGGCGGCCGACAACGAAGCGGTCGGCGGAAAGAAGGCGACCGGCGTGCTTGTTGATGAACTGTGGCAGTTCGGAAAGCGGGTCAATGCAGATGGGATGTTTCGGGAAGCCACGGGCGGCCTCGCCTCGAGGCCGGAGGGATTCGTAATCTATCTATCATCGCAGAGCGATACACCGCCAGCTGGCGTGTTCAAGCAGAAGTTGGACTACGCGCGCGGCGTGCGCGACGGCACGATCATCGACAACCAGTTTCTGCCCATTTTGTACGAATATCCGCCAGCCATGCTTCGAGACGAGGCGTATAACGACCCGTCGACATGGTGGATTACCAACCCTAATCTGGGCGCTTCGGTCGATCGGGAGTTTTTGATCCGAGAACACATGAAGGCGGGGGAGGCCGGCGCTGATGCGCTGGTCGGTTTCTTTGCCAAGCACGTGAATGTCGAGATCGGTCTGCGGCTCGGCTCCGACCGCTGGCGTGGCGCCGATAGCTGGTTGGCGGCCGGTGATCGCAGCCTGGACCTGGCGGCGCTGCTGAGGCGCTGCGAGGTGATCGTTGCCGGTATTGATGGCGGGGGGCTCGATGACCTGCTCGGCCTCTGCCTGATGGGTCGCGAGATCGGCACCCGCCGTTGGCTCTGCTGGCATCGAACGTGGTGCCATCGGAGCGTTCTCTGGCTACGGAAGAGCGAGGCGGCGCGGCTACTGGACTTCGAGCGCGATGGCGACCTGGTTATCATCGATGACATGCTGCGCGCCTTCGCCGACCTGGCCGTGATCGTGCAGGAGGTTGAGGCGACCGGGCTGCTCGACAAGGTCGGCATGGACCCGATGGGAGTTGGGCTGATCGTCGAGGCGATGGCCGAGGCCGGCGTTGACCGCAACCGGATCGTGGCCGTGCCGCAGGGATGGAAGCTGAATGGCGCGATCAAGGCGGCTGAGGTCAAGTTGGAAAGCGGCGAACTGCTGCACGCCGCGCAACCGATCGTCGCCTGGGCCGTGAGTAATGCGAAAGTGGAGCCAAAGGGGAATGCAGTGACCATCACGAAGCAGGCATCGGGGACGGCGAAGATAGATCCGCTCATGGCGCTGTTCGATTGCGCTGCTTGCCTGACAGCGCATCCCCAGGCACCCAGCCTTACTGAGAGCGATGTCCGGTTCTTCTGATGAATGTTATCGATCGCATCGCCTCATGGATCGTGCAACGCGCGACCTATGCCGAGGATACTGGCTGGCTCGCCGACTGGTTGCGCGGCGGATCGCAATCTGCGACAGGAATCTCCATCTCGGCGCTGCGGGCCATGCAGGAAACGACATGCATGGCATGCGTGCTAATCCGTGCCGGCGATCTGTCGAAATGCCCAGTGCACGTCTACCGGCTCGCTGACGATGGCGAACAAGTCATCTTTGAAGGTGCGGCCGAGCGGCTGCTGCGTCGGCCAAACAGCTGGCAGACGCCGATGGAGTTCTTCGAGCAGATGCAGGCGTCGCTGTTGCTGCGCTCGAACGCCTATGCGCCGGTCATCCGCAACGGTCGCGGCGAGCCGGTGGCGTTGATCCCGGTCAACCCGGATCGCGTGCAGATTTACGACTACGAAGGCGGCGACGTGTTCTATCGCGTCACCAGCCATTCAGATTTCGAGCGGTCGCTGCTCGCTGGGTTGCCGGAAGTGATCCCGGCCGCTGATATGTTTCATCTACGCGGGCTGACGCTGAACGGCATCACCGGCCTGTCGCGAATTTGGATGATGCGCGAGGCGCTGGGCCTGAGCCTCGCGCAGGAACAAACGGCGGCGAAGTTCTTTGCGAACGGCGCGATGCCGAGCATCGCCCTGAGCACGGAAAAGAACGTGCCGGAAGCCCTGGCAGATCGGCTGCAAGCCAGGTTCGCCGCACATCATGCTGGCATGGACAACGTCGGCAAGATGTTACTTCTCAGCAATGGCATCAAGCCGGTTGACATGATGATGAAGCTGCGCGATGCGCAATACGCGGAGAACCGCAAGGCGCAGATGGAAATGATCGCCATGGGCTACGAGGTGCCGAAGCAGCGCCTCGGGCTGGAATCGGCCGGCGATCCCCTGAAGGCCCATCAGCTGTACCTGAACAACACCATCGCCACCGATGCCGCGCGTTGGCAGTACGCGTTGAACCGTTTCTTCGGATTTGACGGTATGAAGACCTTCGTCGAGTTCGAGCTGGACCAGTTCAACCTTGCCGACCCAATGACCCGCGTCGAGATGGGACGCGTATCGATCGTCGGCAGCCAGATCAGCCCGAACGAATGGCGGCGCTCAGAAGGAAAGGGACCGAAGCCGGGAGGCGATGATCTGTTCCGGCCAATGAATGTAGTCCCAGCGCCGATGCCGGCACAGATGAACCCGACCGGACCGGGCAGCGATACGACTGGCGTCCCGGCGCCGGGAGGCGACGGCGATCCCAACGGACTGAGGAATGGTCACGATGCCAGCCAAATCCATTAACAAACTCCTCCCGACCGAGACTGAATTGCTGCCTGATGCCCGCCGCGTGCGCGTCATCTGCAGCACGGAAACGGTCGATCGGATGGGCGATGTCGTCGTGCAGAGCGGTATCGATCTGGTCGCGTATCGGAAGAATCCAGTCGTGCTCTGGGGTCACGATTCCGATGTCCCTGTTGCTAAGGCGATCGAGATCGGCATTGACGGCGGCAAGTTGAAGGCGATGGTCGAGTTCCCAGTTGAAGGGGCCGATTCTGATGCCGACCGCGTCTATGCGAAGATCAAGGCCGGCATCATCAACGCGACGTCGGTCGGTTTCGTCCCGCTCGAGTGGGAGGCCATCGATCCGAAAGAGCCATGGGGCGGCCTGCGATTCAGCAAGTCGGAGCTGCTGGAGTTTTCGTTCGTGTCGATCCCGGCGAACAAGGAATGCCTGATCGTCGGTCGATCTGTGTTCATCGCCGACAAGAGCGCCGCCGACAAAGCGGTGGTCTCTCCTGAAGAGTGGGCGCGAGCTCTTGCTCTGCCGCAGTTGTTCCGCGACCTCGCGAAGAAACTGCCGGCATCCGCCAAGGGCCAGCGCGGGCAACTACTCCGTTGCGCTAACATTGCTGCCAGAGAAATCAGGGGCGCAGTCGAAAAAACGATTCCCGAACTCGAAGAACTGAAGGCACGCATCGCCAAGTTGCGCGCGACCTAACCGCTACACTTCCTATCTTCAGCCCTTCGGGGCTGCCCGCTCCTGACACGAGCGATGACAGGTCTGCGGCCTCCGCCGCGGGCTTCACATCATTTTCAGGAGCGAAGCTATGGACCGTTTGAATATGCTGCGCGCAAAGCGCGGCACGAAGACGGACGCGATGGAGAAGCTGATCGCGGACCGTCACGCCGAGATGGAAGAGATCGAGCAGATCGCAGAATTGGCGATCTCGGAAGATCGAGCCCCAACGCCGGCTGAGATCGCCCGGTCAAAGGACATCGAGGCCGAGATCAAGGCGGCGGACGCCAAGATCAAAGAATCCGAGGCCGATCTGAAGCGGGTCGACGACGCGATCGAGATCGAGGAAAAGCTCATCGCGCTGAAGGCGAAGAACGCCAAGCCGATGGCTGGCGTCGATGCGGCCGGCGCCGCGAAGGTGTCTGCGGCACCGAGGCGGTCGCACTACGGTCGCAGGCTGAAGGCATTCCGCGAGCGTTCCTTCGGCACGCGCGCCGACTGCGAGGACGCCGCATACCGCGCCGGCATGTGGTGCCGCGCCGTGGTCTACGGCGACCAGAAGGCGATCCAGTGGTGCGCCGAGAACGACGTCGAGATCAAGCAGGGGTACAGCTCCGGCGTGGTCGAGAAGGTCCAGAACGAAGGCACGAACACGGCCGGCGGCTACCTCGTCTTCGATGAGCTGTCGACGGCGATCATCGATCTGCGCGAGGAATATGGCGTGTTTCGTCAGAACGCCCGCGTCGTGCAGATGGCATCGGACGTGCAGCTCATCCCAAAGCGGACGGGCGGCCCGACGGCGGCCTTCGCAGCGGAAGGCGTGGCATTCAGCGAGTCGGATAAGACCTGGGGCCAAGTGCGGCTGCAGGCGCAAGCTCTCGGCGCAATCACACGCGTCTCCCGCGAGCTGGCGGACGATGCGGTTATCAGCATCGCGGACGACATCGCTTCCGAGCTGGCCTATGCCATGGCCGTCAAGGAAGACAGCGTTGGTCTGAACGGCACCGGCGCGGCGGCTGATGGCGGCATTACCGGCGTGCGAACGAAGTTCGCGCTCGGCTCCGCCACGTACATCGGTGCGATCGATGCGGCCTCCGGCAACGACACCTTTGCGGAATTGACCGCCGCCGACCTGAACAAGGTCATCGGCTCGATTCCGAAGTATGCCGAGGCGATGGCTGCTTGGTATGGGTCTCAGCAGGCGTGGGCGCTGACGTTCCTGCGGCTCGTAGCGGCAGCAGGCGGCACGACCATGGGCGAGTTGACTGGCGGGAAGCCGACGCGCGCGTACCTCGGCTATCCATACGTCGTCGACCAGACGATGCCGAGCGTCCAGACGGACATCTCCGACACGGCGATGCTGCTGTTCGGCGATATGTCCAAGGCGATCACGATGGGCGAACGCCGCGGCGTCACAATCGACGTCAGCCGCGAGCGGTACTTCCTCGAACGCCAGATCGCGATCATGGGATGGGAGCGCATCGATATCAACGTGCACGATATCGGCGACGCCACCAACTACGGTCCCCTCGTCGCGCTCATGGGCGAGTAACAGCACAACGGGCAACGGGGCGCGGGACCACTCGCGCCCCACTTTCTCAGGAGAATTGCTATGCGTATTACGAAAGACCTGATGAAGGTCGATACCATCATCGCACCCATTGCGGTCGGCACTACGGGCACCGGCCAGGTTGGCCGGGTCATTGATCGGCGCGGCTATCGCGGTGTCAATCTTGTCTTTGGTTATGGTTCGATCACCGCCACCTCATCGACGTTCACCGTCGTCATCAAGGAAGGCAGCGTTACCTCGGCCATGACATCGGTCGCCGACGCCGATCTTATCGGAACCGAAGCCCTTGCCGGTTTGGGCGCCGCCGTTCGCACGGACTTCGTTGGCGACAGGGTGTTCAGGCGGGTCAGCTACATCGGCATGAGGCGGTATGTGTCGGCGAACATCATCAGCACGGTAACGGCTGGCGCGCCGGTCAGTTGCGTTGCCGTGCTCACCGACCCGGAACAGGCACCAATCTCCTGATGCCGCTGGATTTTCTCGCTGCGGGTGGGCTCCACCCCACCCGCGCCCTTCTCCCGGCGGGTCCCCGGCACATAACCATCGTGGCCCTGGGATTCACCGCCGAAGATTACATGAAACGGGCAAAGCAGTTTGGCGACCGGCACCGCTTCGCTGACCAAATATGGGGCATCAATCAAGCCGGAAATATCCTGCGGTGCGATCTTGTCTGGCACATGGATGACGTTCGCATTCAGGAAATCAGGGCCAGAGCCAACCCTGACGGCACAATCGCCAATATGTTGCAGTGGCTAAAGACATACGACGGCACGGTGATGACCAGCCGGGCGCACCCGGATTATCCGTGTCTCGTGGAGTTCCCGCTGGAAGATGTGCTGAATCGCTACGGCTGGGGCTACTTCAATAGCACTACGGCTTACGCCGCGGCCTATGCTGGTTATCTCGGCGCGCAGCAGATCAGCCTGTTCGGTTGCGACTTTACCTATGCCGACTCGCACAAAGCAGAGAAGGGACGGGCGTGCCTGGAGTGGTGGCTCGGCTTCCTCGCGGGAGGCGGCGGAGCGGCGCCTGGGATTTCGATCAATGTTCCGGCGCAATCGTCTCTCATGGATGCCATCGAAGATCAATCCGAGGACGATGCTGTCTTCTACGGATACGATGCAGTCGAAGTGTCCGTAACGCGTGACGAGGCCGGCAAATTCAAGATCGCGTTCACTGAGCGCGCCGAGTTGCCGACCGCCGAAGAAATTGAAGATGCCTATGACCACGGCCGCCCGCCGGTCAAGCAAGGGATCAGACGATGACGATGAAAGTTCGTTTGCTTGTGCATTGGGGCCAGTATGAAAAGGGCGCGATCATTCCGGAGATGCCGGGTGGTCAGGCGCGCACGATGATCGCGCTCGGTCGGGCCGAAGAAGTAAAGGAAGAGAAGCGTTCGATTCTGCGCTCGCCTGTCGACCGGATGATGAATAAGACGCAGGTAATTCGTCGGTAATGCCGCGCATCTTCATAGTCCCCGACTTCATCCCAAACGGTCCGCAGCGTAGGAGGCTGCTCGAGCGCGAGCATGTCTTCAGCTTTGCAGCCAAAGGAGAGGCCGGAGAGGCCGGGGGCGACGGACTCGGTTCCGACTTCTTCACCACAACCATCGCCGCGGGCTGGTATGAAAATTTAATAGCCCCGTCGGCCAAGTATTTCCCCAGCCCCGCACTGACATTGTTCACGTGGTTGGCATCTCTCGACGCAGGAGCAACAACCGTCGTCCGCGCAAGGGCATACTACGAAAACGGTAACTGGTCACCCGAACTAACGGCGGGGACGCAAACACTCGCCGATGTCCTGGACACGCACGATGTGCCAACGGTTTGGCAAGACGATGAAGGATATTTCTTCATCGCTTACGGCGCGCACAATTCGGCGATGCGATTCGCATCGAGTCGTTACGTGAACGACCCCACCTCGTGGGTTGCGCAATCCTCCGTCGGTTCCGATCTCGCCTATCCACATCCAAACCAGATCGGCGATACATGTTTTTTACTGTGCCGGTCGAATCTTCGTCTTGGACGGATCATACCGATCACTTCGGCCTCTGGCGTCCCTTCTTTCGGCACCGCCATCGACATTGTGGATTTTGGGGCGGATAGCAGGTTCTATGCGGGTGATACGCTTGTCCACAACGGCAAAATTCATATTGCTGCGACCCGAGCAGACGATTCAGATGATGAGCGTCAACATATTTATTATTTCGTCATCAACATCGTTGCCGGTGTGGTTTCGAGCGTCAGCAACTTTTCCGGCGCCACCACGATCCTTGCCGCGGCGCTTCCCATCGACACGACAGAGGCTAATACCAATTTCCGGCTTTACGACCATGTTGGTCCACCCGATTGGACCTTCGGTCCTGGTCTGCGCGTGGATGCCAATGATCACCCGCATATCATGTTCGGTTCTGGAATTGTCGAGCCAGGCAGCGATCCCAATGATCTCGGGGACATCCTTCACGTTTGGAACGATGGGACGCTGACATCCCCAGGGACATGGTCCTCGCCAGAGACGGTGGCCACATCTGTCCAGGCCGCTGGCAAGTACGCGCTCGTCCCAACCATACCAGGCGTCGAGTTCTGGTGGACCCACGATCCCGACAATACGTGGAGCGGCATCGGCGGCAACGTTTACAAGCGCGGGTGGACGCAGGCTGGTGGCCTTGGTGACACCAGCCTTGTCCGCGCGGGCGGCACGTATCGATACAACGCTGTCCACGCCATTGCCGATGCGATCCCCGCCGCCCGCGTCATGTTCCGTGAGGGACCGCTGGTATCGCCGGATGATTTCGGCGCTCTCAAGGGCCACGTATACGGCGACAATGGCGTGCTTCGTCGCGGGCTGGTGCACACCTTCAGCAATGCGGAAGCAGCGGCGTATGTTGCGCGGCTTGCCCTCCAACCTTCCGCCGATGAGAAATACCTGATCGACCACCTGTTTTCAGCGATCAAGGAAATTGGCATCGCGAAGTTCGACTCCTTGTGGTTGTTCTGCATGGCGAGCGAGGCCGATGGTCTTCTGGATATACTCAACAACATCGATGCCGTGAATCATGGCGTTGCCCATACAGCCGGGCGCGGGTTCAAGCCTGACGGTGTTGCAACGTTCCTCGATCTGCTCAACCCGACGACAGATGCCACAGCCTTTTCGCGGGACAGCGCGAACATGGCTACGTGGTCGCTGACGATCGCACAGTCCCTCGGCAGCGACATCGGCTGGTTCGACGGCACCGATGGCGCGATTCTACAATCTCGCACCACTGGCGATGGCATTTCGTTTCGGATCAATCAGGCGGGCTCATCGGTCAGCACGGGCGTGACTAATGGGTCTGGCCTTGTTTCAGCCAACCGCAGTCTCTCCAATGCCACCCAACTATACCGTAACGGTGTCGCCAGGACGGTCAACACGCTACCGAACCAAACCTCCACCGCGCTGAACAACCATCTGTTCCAACTCGGGACCGGGACGGGGACAACATGGTCGACCCGCGAAATTGCGCTGGCGATTATAGGCGGGTCGCGGACTGCTGCCGAGGAAGCCATCCTCTACTTCAAGGGACTCCTCCCGCTGATGCAATACAAGGGGCTAGCCTGAATGGATGACATCTTAGGGACTGCAGTTGCAGTCTTAGGGACTGTTGTTGCAGTCTTAGTCCCCACGATCGCCTATGCCGAGCCGGTCACCGTTCCGTACATGCAAGGCGGCGAGTTCGTCATCGAAAGCGATTTGTTGCCGCCCGGTCCCACGGGCGCTACAGGTCCGGCTGGGGCTCAGGGCGAGCCTGGGGCGCCTGGGCCTGCAGGGCCCACAGGACCGCAGGGGCCGCCGGGACAGGGAGAGCCCGGTCCAGCAGGAGCGACAGGCGCCACAGGGGCGACGGGCGCGACGGGTCCCACCGGCCCGGCTCCGCAGCTGTCGATCGGCACCGTCGAGACGTTGCAGCCGGGCGAGCAGGCAACGGCGACTATCACCGGCACCAGCCCGAATTTCGTGCTCAATCTGGGTCTGCCGCTAGCGAGCGAGCCGCCGCCGTCCGGTACTTTGGTATCGATCTACGGTGCCGTCTGCGATGGCACCACTGATGACACGGCCGCGCTGAATGCAGCGGCCGGTGATGCCGGAACCGAGTGGACGGAGCTTGTCTTCCCTGTTGGCGCCACGTGTCTCGTCTCTGCTCGCGTCGAATTCATGGGCAAGTCCGGGTTTTCGATCGCGGGCAATGGCGCCACAGTCAAAGCCGCGAACACGATGGGTCTCGCGTCGGGCAATCAAGTCTTGTACTTCCAGGACTCCGATGGCTTCTCGGTGTCCAACCTGGTCGTGGATGGCAACCGCGCCAACCGCGGGCCGACGGGCGCCCCCTCGGTAACCCACTCGATCCATATCCGACATTCCTCAAACTTCATCTTCACGGATGTATTCGCCAACAACGGCGTGGCTGACGGATTTTATTTGGATGCCAACGACAAGGCGGATATCAACACGTTTACGATCGATGGCGAGTTTGTCCGCGGTGGCGGGCTGAACAACTACCGGCAGGGCCTGTCGCTGATCAATGCCTACCGGATTACCATCCGCGATGGCGAATACAGTGGAACCAGCGGCGCCGCTCCTGCCGCCGGCATCGATATAGAACCTAATACCGGTTCAGCCGTGCCGGGCACGACTGACATATCGATCCGCAACAACCGCTTTGTTGGCAACGATGGGATGGGAGTCCAGATCACGAGTCGCGCCAACAGTACCAACATCATCGTTGAAGAGAACTACTTCGAGGACAACATGCGCGGCGGGGGTCGGATGGGCGGGATCGGTAACGATGTGATCAACAACTACTTTGTAGATCACAACCGGCATCCTGCGGGATGCGTTGGATCGGACTGCTTTGTCGCAGTTTGGGACATCCCCAGCTCGGCGACGGGCGGGGGCTATACATTCGAAGGAAACTCGATTGTGGATGCCTCGCCCGATGCGGCCGGCGTCCGCTCCCATAGTGCATCCAGCAGCGCCGCGACAATCGTGGGCAACTGCTTCGAGAGCGTGACGCCAACGGAGATCGTGAACAATTCCGGGGCCACTGTTTCAGGCAACGAGATCGATCCGGCGGGCGGGTGTCCGGTGCCAGAGGATGTGCCGGTCCCGTAAATGGCGGTCGCGTTTGATGCTGATAGCGCTAACGGATCTCCTGGTGTCGAGTTCACGACCACGGCTGGGGGGACCTGGACGCACGCGCCGGCCGGCACAGCCCGAAGCGTGTCTGTTCGGATATGTGGCCGCGGCGGAACGCCGGCCGAGGCGGATATTACTGGGGTCACTTATGGAGGAGTGGCGCTGAGTAAGCCGGCGGTAGGGTTCGCCCAAGACACCGTGACGGAGATCGGCGCCGTCTGGCAGTATCATCTCGGGGCATCTATCCCGACCGGCAGTCAAACAGTCGTGATTACGGTTGCGGGAAGTCCGGGCAGCACGGCTTTTCGGGCACATGCGACAACGCACACGGCCTCTGCTGATACTCAGGTTATCGACAGCGATCTAGTTCAGGAGAATGCCGCTAACCCCAGTGTCAATCTGGACAACGCCAGTTCTCTGGAGTGCACCGCCCTTATCGCTTTGTTTTCTGGCGCATCGCCGGGGAGCGTGGCACCAGGGGCTAGTTACACGGAAGAAGAAGAAGTTAGCTTAGGGGGAGGAATAAGAACCTGGTCATGGGCGAGACTGACGTCCAACTCGACATCCAATCCAGTGCAGGCAAATTACGTCTATGCGATCGATGATACGGCCATGATCGCGATGCTAATCACTGAAGTCGGCGGGGCCGGCGGCCAACCAGCGCGCAAGCGCGCTGGCGGTGTTCCGTTCATGGCGCAACAACGGGGCGTTTGGTAGATGGCATCGACTGACGCAAGGCCGGTTCCGCGGAAGAACGTGGCGTATAGGGTAACTTTTCCTATAATGGACGCCGATGGCGATCTGGTCACGGGCGCGGCCTCGCTCGATAGCGAGGTGTCGATCGATGGCGGCACCTTCGCGGACTGCACGAATGAAGCGACGGAGATCGCGACCAACAGCGGCGTGTACTTCCTCGATCTCACCTCGGGGGAAATGAACGGCGACACCGTCGCTGTCATCGTCAAGACCGGGACGGCCGGTGCGAAGACGACGACCCTGGTGTTTTATCCCGAAGAGGTCGGGGATTACCGGGCTGATGTTGTGCAGATCAGTGGAGACACGACGGCGGCCGATAACGCAGAAGCGTTCTTCGATGGCACCGGCTACGCAGGAACCAACAACGTCATCCCAACCGTGACGACAGTCACCAACGCCGTCAGCGCCAACATGACGCAGATCAGCGGCGACACGGCGGCTGCCGACAACCTGGAGACCATGTTGGATGGCACAGGCGGGCAAACCCTGAGCCTCGGAGTTCTGTCGGTCACTGGCGGTGCAATCTTCGCCAACACCGCCGGCAGCGGCCTGACCTGCAGCAGCACCGGCAGCAATGGCCACGGTATCGTCGCCACCGGTAATGGGACCGGCGAAGGCATCAGCGCCACGGGCGGCGCGACGAACGGCCACGGAATCCAGGGGCTCGGGCAAGGCACTGGTTCAGGTATCCGCGGCTCAGGCGGATCGTCAGCCGGCGTCGGGATTTTCGGCGAGGCGACGGGCGGGAACACTCACGGCATTTCGGCGACGGGTGCCGGTACTGGCCACGGGCTCAACGTCACTGGCGGCACGTCGGGCGGGGATGGGTTC